ACAGGTGTAGGCAAATGGCCTGCAAACCTTGTTAAAAAGTACGCGAAAGGCAACAAGTTGCTTACAATGATGCTAGAAGGTAACCTACCCGACAGCACCAGTTTCATCAAAAAGGCTATGGCAAACCTAGCTAAAGATAAAGCTGAGATGTACAACGTCAAATACTTAGCTCAAGTAGAAAATCCTGAAGTACCTCTTCCTGTATTTAACCCAGCCTCTCCAAAACAGAAGCAAAACTTATTTGACATGTTGGGTATAGAATCTGAAGAAGTGTCTAAAAAGACAGGATTGCCTTCTTGGGATAGGGACCAAGTTGAAAGAGTAAATAAAGAAACTTTAGATGAAGATGTAAGGCAACTTACACAATCTTTTATCGACTACTCTTTTGCGGCCATCGTTAAAAATAACTTTATAGAAGCTTTCTATAAGTACAGCGTAGATGGCCGTCTGTACGGGTCATACAAGCTTATAGGGGCTAAGTCAGGACGGTACACTAGTTCTGGTCCTAACATGCTTAATATGCCCTCAACACGGTCCAGATTTGCTAAGCCTATCAAGAAATGCTTTGTTGCACCGGAAGGAAAGGTAGTAATAGCGGTAGATTACAATGCTTTGGAAGATCGTGTAATAGCTTCGGTAACTAGGGATGCAAATAAATGCGACATATTCCTGAAAGGTCTTGATGGACACTCTTTAAATGCTGTAGGGTACTTTAGGGAGCAGATTAAACAGATTATGGATCCCACAGGAGATACTGTGGAAGATTCCAAGGTGTTTAAGCTACTTGTAGATGATGGGAATACTATTGCAATAGATTTACGCCAAATAGGGAAAGGCCCTACCTTTGGCCTATCTTATGGAGCTTATCCTCCTAAAATTGCTAAAACACTAAAGATATCATTAGAAGAGGCAGAGGCAATTTTCTATAACTATCATCAAGTCCTATACCCAGGTATAACTGATTTTAGAGAAAACTATGTACTGCCAACGGCGCTTGAGGAGGGAGAAATTCATCTTGGTCTAGGATTTACTCTTAAGACGGATGATCCCTCCTCGGATATAAGAACCTTATCTAATGCTACATGCCAATTTTGGTCTATATTAACAGCATTGGCTATTAATAAAATGCATCAGTTAATAGATGCTAAAGGGTACCAAGATGATGTGGTAGTTACTTCTACTATTTACGATTCTATCTACTTTGAAGTCACAAAAGACCCTAAAATAATTAAATGGGTTAATGATAACCTTATTAAGGTGATGACCACAGATTTTATGGAAAATCAAGTAATTAAGAATAAAAGTGAATGTGAAATAGGGCTTAATTGGGCAGACTTGGCTAAACTGCCTAATAACTCTTCAATAAAGGATATTGAAAATATCTTAAATTTACTGTAACATACTCTGTTCTGAGTAGGGTTTATTCCAGACCTAAGAGCCTTTCCGGTGGGGTACTCAATAATCACCGGTTTCTTACATTAAGGATCCTTTATGAATACTATTATTCTACCAATATACTATACCCAAGTGTTTAAGACTAAAGATGATAAAGTGTGGTTAGTAGGAGATAATGCATTTCGTAACTGGCATTACTTTTTGAAAAATGAAGTAAAGCAGCATTATCACAAATGTGTTGGTCGACAGGTGAACAGTACTGTTCTTACCGGACAATACAAGCTATTAATGGATGTCTACCTCAAAAACCCTAACTCCGATGGATCAAACGTCGCTTCCCGTATGGAAAAGTTTACTCTAGATGCACTTCAGGAGTGTGGAGTAGTTGTTGATGACAGCAGTAAATACCATATGGGAACTACTTGGGAACTTAAAGGAATAGACAAACTAGACCCTAGGGTCGAAATCGTACTTCAGGCTCTTTAAAAAGAGAATAAGGTACCCTCTAAATACAATGAGGCTAGCTGTGTCTACATCCCTGCGCCTTATATAAACTAACTAAAGGAACAAAGCTTAATGCTTAATAAATCAATAATTTTTACCTCTGCTCTAATGTCATGGAGTACTAACTATGCAGCTTGATAGTTATATGCAGTTCATCCATAAATCTCGATATGCCAGATACCTAGAAGACGAGCAAAGAAGAGAGACTTGGGAGGAAACGGTAGGAAGATACACAAACTTTTTTGTCGCAAGGCTAGAAAACCAAGAAGTTAAAGGATACGCTGCAGACATTAATAGAGCCAAAGAGGCTATAACATCTCTAGATATTATGCCCTCTATGCGATGTATGATGACAGCGGGAGAAGCCTTAGATAGGGATAACGTAGCAGGTTTTAACTGTAGCTACCTCCCTATCGACTCACCACGCTCCTTTGATGAGCTTATGTATGTACTGCTATGTGGTACTGGTGTGGGCTTTAGTGTTGAACGGAACTATGTTAACAACTTGCCCGAGGTAGCCGATACTTTTCATGAGACAGATACAACAATTGTCGTTAGTGACAGCAAAATTGGGTGGGCATCAGCCTTTCGTGAACTTATAAGTTTGTTATATGCAGGCAAAATTCCTAAATGTGATCTTACTAGAGTACGTCCAGCAGGTGCAAAGCTTAAGACATTTGGCGGTAGAGCCTCAGGGCCACAGCCGCTCTCTGACTTATTTAACTTCTCGGTTGACCTGTTTAAGGGAGCAGCAGGACGAAGATTTACAAGTCTCGAATGTCATGACCTAGTATGTAAAGTTGCGGATATTGTTGTCGTTGGCGGTGTTAGAAGATCTGCACTTATCAGTCTCAGTAACGTTACAGACCAAAGAATGCAACGAGCTAAAGCAGGACAGTGGTGGGAAGACAATGGACAACGAGGCCTAGCTAACAACTCAGCCGTTTACACGGAAAAACCCGACTTTGAAACATTTATACAGGAGATGTCATCATTATATGAAAGCAAATCAGGAGAAAGAGGAATCTTTTCAAGAGTGGCAGCAAAGAAGATCGCGGGACAGAACGGTCGCAGGGATATTGATCACGAGTTCGGTACTAACCCATGTTCTGAAATCATACTCAGACCTTATCAATTCTGTAATCTCTCCGAAGTGGTTGTACGACAAGGAGATACTCTCGAAAGCCTCAAAGAAAAAGTCCGACTAGCTACAATATTAGGTACACTACAAAGCAGTCTGACAGACTTTAGATACCTTCGTAAGATATGGAAGAAAAATACAGAAGAAGAAGCGCTACTAGGTGTTAGCCTTACAGGTATTATGGATAACAAACTAACTAGTGGTTACAACCCTAAACAGCTGCAAGACGCCTTGGAGCAACTTAAAGAGGTGGCAATTGAGACTAATCAACTGTGGGCTAAAAAGCTTGGGGTTAATCCTTCTACTGCCATTACTTGTGTTAAGCCTAGTGGTACTGTTTCTCAGCTGGTCGATAGTAGTAGCGGTATCCACCCTAGGTTTGCTGATTATTATATCAGAACCGTAAGAGCTGACGTTAAAGACCCACTAGCGGCTGCTATGTCTAAAGCGGGATTCCCTAATGAGCCTGATGTTACAAACCCTAGTAACCTTGTATTCAGTTTTCCAGTTAAAGCTCCAGAAGGCTCCGTAACTGTAGAGCAGTTCAAGGGAGTTGAGCAATTGAACTTGTGGAAAACCTATCAAGATGCTTGGTGTGAACACAAGCCCTCTATGACATGCTACTACAATGAGGATAACTTCTTAGATATTGCTCAATGGACATGGAACCATTTTGACAGCCTGTCCGGTGTCTCTTATCTCCCTGAGGCAAACCATAGCTACAAGCAAGCCCCTTATCAGGCTATAGATAAAGAAGCCTATGAAGCGCTCGTAGCAATTATGCCTACAGGGTTTGACTGGGATATTGTAGAGAATGAAGATAACACAGAAGGTGCTCAGACATTAGCATGTGTAGCGGGAGTATGTGAACTATGACAGAAGTAGAAGAAACAAAAGTTAGTACGCCTAGTGGGGATTTCCATACTCAGGCTAACCTAACTCAGACGTTGAATGCAATTGTTACAGAACATTTTAGAGTTACTCATCAAAATGAAGAAGAACAGAAAAAGGTTTTGCCCAACTTTATGGCAGAAGCTATTCATATGATCCTAAGTAACATTTCTAATGTGGCTAATGGAGATCCTTTGCATAAGGCCCACTGGAAAAATGCAGCTGCTTATTGCCAAGTAGTTATAAACATACTAGAAAAGGCCGAGAAAGAACAAGACCTTATGGCACAAAAAGCTTTG